GAAGATGACGCTCGTCGCCGTGCCGATGGGGGGGCGCGTCGCGGTGCTCGACCCGATCCACATGGTCAACCTGGTGCAGGACACGAGCACGCTCTTCAACCCCTCGGCGACCCACAGCGAGAACTATCGCGAGGGCCAGTTCGGGCGGAACCAGCTCGGCATCGCCGAGTGGTATCAGGACCAGAACCGGTACCTGCACACGACCGGCAGCTTCACGAGCTCGACGCCGCTCGTCAACGGCGCGAACCAGACCGGCAGCTCGCTCATCACGAACGGCTGGGCCTCGGGCGCCGCGACCCTGAACGCCGGCGACGTGTTCACGATCGCGGGCGTCTACGAGGTCAACCCGCAGAACTACGCCTCGACCGGGCAGCTCATGCAGTTCGTCGTCCTGCAGACGGTGACCTCGACGACCGTCAACATGACGATCAGCATCAGCCCGCCGATCATCCCGTCGGGGAACCTGCAGAACGTCTCGGCGTCGCCGGCGAGTGGCGCGATCATCCTGGTGGTCGGCTCCGGGCAGGTCCCGGCGACCGGCACGGGCACGATGACCGCGACCGCCTCGGCCAATTCGCTCCTCTTCCATCCCGAGGCGTTCATCCTCGCGATGGCGGACCTGGACAATGACCTCGACGGCGCGACGGTCGCGCGCGTCTCGGACAACGAGCTGAACATCAGTCTGCGCTACGTGAAACAGTACAGCGCGCTGTCGGATCAGAAAATGGCGCGCATCGACGCGCTCTACGGCTTCAAAGAGTTCCGGCCCGACTGGGCGTGCCGGGTACAGGGGTAGGAGGACCGCATGGCCTTAACGAACACGACACTGGCGGCGGCCGCGACGGCGGCGTCGACCTCGATTTCGGTCACCTCGGCGACCGGCTTCGCCGTCGGGCAAGTCATTCGCGTCGACAACGAATACATGAGCCAGACCGCGGCGGCGGCGGGGACGGTGATCCCGGTGCGTCGCGGCTTGGAAGGCACGGCGCAGGTCGCGCACGGCATCCTGGGGGATGTCGCGACGGGGCTGTCGGGCGACTTTCCGGCGGCGCCCGCCGGGGCAGCCGTGCCGCTCCCCTCGGCCGGGGTCCAGGGCCGGGCGACGATCGGGGCGGACGTGACGCTCACGACCGCGGATCTCCCGGTCGGCAACACGACCTTCGTCATCACGAAGGCGGGGGTCTGTGCGATCACGCTGGAGGCGCCGAGCAAGGCGGCGAACGGCCTGCAGCTCACCTTCCGCTCGGCGACGGCCAACGCGCACACGGTGACCTACACGGCGGGGTTCCTCGGCGGCACGACCGCGTCTGACATCGGCACGTTCGCGGCGAGTGTCGGGGCGTCGTTCACGATCGAAGCGAACGGCGGGACGTGGGGCCAGATTGCGCTGGCCGGCGTCACGATCGCGTAAGGGGGCGTATGGCGGACACGACGCTCGGCCAGACCGACTACGCGAAAGAGATGGGGCAGTGGAATAAGCCCTACGTACATCAGGAGTTCCCGAAGCATCTGTACATGGGGACGACGACCCCGGGCGGGCGGGTGGAGCTGATCCAGCCGCCCCGCACGGTGACGAGCGAGCGCGAGGAGCAGGACGCGCTCGCGGCGGGCTGGTCCGCCCACCCGCAGCACGCGCTCGACGCCGAGACGGCGCGCCAAGAGGCGATCGGCACGGCGGCCGCCGAGCGGGAGTACGCGGATCGGCGCATGTCCGCGTCCGCGCAGGCCGAAGCGGCGGCCGCGGATCAGGCGGCCGGGGCCAAGCATCTCGGGGCCATCTCCGAGCAGCCGCGGCGTCCGCGGCCGTCGCGGGCGAAGAAGGGAGCGGGGCATGGCGAAGACGCCTGACCCGCGCCCGGCAGCCCCGCCCGCGGCGGCGCCCCGGCAGGGCGACGACGACGAGCCGGGGCTCTCCTGGGACGAGTATCTCGACCGGCGGCGGGAGCTCGAGGCGCGGCTCGTGGCGCTCGCCGAGCGCTTTATCACGAGCCAGCGGTTCCCGCGCTGGCTCTATCACGCGAGCCTGGCGGCGCGGGTCGTGCGGTCCCGCGCGGAACGGGACGCGCTCGGGCCGGGCTGGCACGTCCGGCCCGTCTAACGGAGGACAGACTATGCGGCTCGCCCCAGCCCGCGCGATTGCGGACGGCCCCTTCAAGACGGCGGACCCGATGACGGAGGCCGCGTATCAGGCCGCGCTCGCGGCGCTCGAGGCCGAGCGGGCCGCCCTGGAGCTGGCGTATACGGTCTCGCAGACGTACCCGCACTGGGCGTATCACGCGATGGAGCCGGCGCACCTGGTCTACTCGGACGCGGAGGCGCTCGCGCTCGGCGCGGGGTGGAGCCCGGTGCCGGTCCCGCCCCCGCCGCCCGTGCTCGACACGCTCGTGCCCGACACGGCGGTCCTCGGGTCGCCGGATTTCGTGCTGCATGTCCTCGGGTCGGGCTTTGCGCCGGACGCGGTGATCCTGTGGAACGGGAGCGCGGAACCGACGACGGTGGTCTCGGACACCGAGCTCACGACGGGGGTCAACATGGCGACGGCGAGCGTGGCCGTGGCGATCCCGGTGGCGGTGACGCAAGGCGGGGTGACGAGCAACGAGCGCGTCTTCACATTCACCGAGCCGGTGCCGCCGGAGACGCCGCTGGCGCGCCGCGGGAGGGCGGCATGATCCGCGTCGGCCCGATCTATAGCGACGCCGTCGCGATCACGACGAGCGACACGGTCGACCTCGTCACGCTCACCGACGCGATCTGGGTCGGCGGCGCGGGCATTGTCGTCGCGGTCTTCCCGAACGGGAAGACGGTCAACTTCACCTGCACGGCCGGGTCGGTGCTGCCGATTCGGGTCAAGCGCGTGAACGCGACCACGACCACGGCGACGCTGATGGTCGCGCTCTACACGGTCTAAAGGAGGCCGCGCGCTATGGCGGCGATTCTCTCGACGAGCTTTGCCGTGCCGGTCAGCGACTGGGCGGTGCAGTGGACGCTCGCCAGTGTGACGGGCGTGCAGGTGGGCCACGTCTGTGTGGCGGAGTCCGAGCTGGCACAGGTCACGGCGGTGGGGCCTGGGACGACGGTCACCGTGCGGCGCGGGGTGGAGGGGAGCGCCGTGGCGGCCCATGCGACAGGGACGCCCGTGGCGGTGTATCGCGCGGGCGACGTGGAGACGGCTGACGCGGGGGCCGACTTGCCGATGTCGGCCGTGGGCTTGCGGCAGGCCACGGTCACCTTGAGCCATGCCCAGATCTTGGCGCTGCCCACGACGGCGGTCCCGCTCATCCCGGCCCCGGGGCCGACCCGCGTGATCGTGCCCGTCAGCGTCCAGCTGCTCGGCACGCACACGGCGGCCCTGACCGGGATCGATCCGTGGGCCGATCTGACGATCGCGTGGGGCCACGACCAATACGCTGCCGGGGGGCTGACGAACCGACCGGCGTCCCAAGGCACGGCCCTGACCGACGTGTCAGGGTTCTTCACGACGCTGGGGTCCGTCTGGACAAATCTGATCGTCGGCTTCGGGGTCATGCGCGGGCTCAATCTGGGGACCGTGGCGGGATTCGGGATACCCGTCAATTATCGAGGCGTCGAGGACATGACCAATGTGGGGTTGTCGGTCACGGGGTATGACGACAGCAATCCCGCGTGGACGGGCGGGCATGCGGCGAACACACTGCGGGTGAGCGTCCTCTATGGCCTCCTCGACGTGACCACGGGCGTCTGGAGCTGACCGATGACGCGTACGGGCCTGCAGGTCCTCACCGATGCGCTGAAACTCCTCGGCGTCGTCGCGGGGCACGAGGTCCCGACCGCCGCCGAGCAGCAGGATGCGTTCGCGCGCCTGAACGAGCTCATTGATAGCTGGGGCCTGCACGCGCAGACGCTGCTGGTGAGCCGCCGCGACGTCGTGCCGCTCGTCGTCGGGCAGCAGACCTACACGGTCGGCCCCGGCGAGGACATCGACGTGCCGGTGCCGATCGACCTGGACGCCGTGAGCTATGTCGTCAGCGGGACGGTTGAGACCGAGGTCTTCCTGACGATGGTCAGCGACCAGGCGTATCTCGGGCAGGCGCAGAAGGACCTGACCGGCTCGCCGCCGCTCGAGGTCGCCTACGCGCGGACGCATGCCGCGGGCGAGCTGTGGGTGTGGCCGGTGCCGGTGGCCGCGACCGACCTCGTCCTCTACTGGCAGCAGCCGCTCGCGGCGTTCCCCGACCTCGTGACGCCCGTCAGTCTCGCCGCCGGCTACGCGCGGGCGCTCCGGACCAACCTGGCCGTCGAGCTCGCGCCGGAGTATGGCAAGCAGCTCGACCCGACGATCGACCGCATGGCGCGCGAGAGCCTCGCGGACGTGAAGCGGGCCAATTTCCCCCTGGTCGAGGTCGGGATCGACCCGATGCTGACCGGCGGGCCCGGCGGCTACGACATTCTCTCGGACACCTGAGGGGGGCTGATGTTTGGGTCGTTCTTGCGCGCCGTTGGCCTCGGGGACTTCGCCCGCGGATTTGGCGGGGGGGCCCGCGCCGCCGCGCCGGCGTCGTCTGAGCAAGGGCCGCCGCTGGGGTCAGATGCGTGGATCGCCCAACATACGGTCGGGCAGGCGGGCCAGCCGCCCGCCGTCACGGTCGCGCAGGGGCCGCCGCCCGCGCCGCCGCCGGCGCCCGAGCAGTACCTCTACACGCTGCCGGATGGGCGCCAGGTCCCGTGGATTCCGTTCATTCACCCCTCCGCGCAGGGCCAGATTCAGGCGGGCGGCCAGATCCCGCTCCGGGCGTTCGGCACCTTTGGCGTGCGCGCCCCGGCGCTCGGCAGTCCGTGGGGCCGGCAGTCGCCGACGCCCTATCCGGGGCTCTCGTCGTCGTCGTACGCGGGCCGGCAGTCGTCCACGCCCTACCCGGGCTTCGGGAGCAGCCCGATGCCCTATCCGGGCTGGCGGTACTGAGCGCGCGATGGCGGATCGCGATCAGCCCGCGCCGCGCGCCCTCCGCACGCTGGGGACGTTCACGGTCCCGCCCGTGCCGGCTGAGGGGCGCGTACCGTACGGGCCGCCGGAAGCCCCGCCGGCGCCGCCGCTCGCGTTCCTCGCGCCGTGGCTGGAGGGGGCGGTCGATCTGGTGCGCGGGGGGCTGTTCGGCGCGACGGGCGCGGGCGATACGACGGCGGCGAAGGTCGCGGAGGTGCTCGGCGCGGCCCTGCCGCTCGCGCCGCTCAAAAGCCTCGGCTTCTTCTCGCGCGTGGACAAGGCGCTGGATCTGATCCCCGCGAAGGGCGCGCACCCGAACAAGGTCGCGAGCCTGCTCAAAAGTAACGCGAGCGCGGAGGAGCTGGCGTATCGGAACGTGCCCGAGTTCCTTGCGGGCAAGGGCAACGCGACGGTCACCCGCGCGGACCTCGCCGCGCATCTCGCGGCGCATCCGGCGCCCGTGCCGGTGGTGAAGACGCGGACGGCTGAGGAGCTGGTGGGGAAAGACCTGAAGGCATGGCTCGGGACCCGTGGGGTGCCGGCGACGCCGCAGGAATGGACGGCGACCTCGGATGAGCTCACACGCATCGCGCAGCAATGGCAGCGCAACGGGGACCGACGGCAAGCGGATCGGTACTTTCGGCTCAGCAACCAGGCGACGGAACTCGCGGAAGGGCTCGACCTCGGGCGCGGGCTCGGCGCCGACGCGCCGAAGTACGCGCAGTATCAGCTCCCCGGTGGCGAGGCCTACCGCGAGACGCTCGTCACGCTGCCGACTCCGAAAGGCCCGGACGATTTCGAGCTGCAGTCTGCGCTGACGCAAGCGCATGAAGACGTCAACGCCTTCCGCCGCGCGCATCCGGACGCCGAGTTCGGCTATGGGCCGGACTCCGTGGAGTATCGGCGCCTGATCATGGCGCGTAACCGGCTCGACGGGCAACTGACGGCCGCCGAGAACGCGCAGGCCGCGACACAGTTCCGCTCCGGCCACTTCGACGAGCCGAACATCCTCGTCCACACGCGCGCGAACGAGCGCACGCTGCCGACCGGCGAGCGCGGGCGGTTTGTGGAGGAGGTGCAGAGCGACTGGCACCAGAAGGGAAAGCAGCACGGCTACTTAGGAGAGTTTGATCGGGCGAAGGCTGAGTCAATGGGCTTCAATGTTTATCAGGCCGAAAGCAGTAAAGGAAAGCAAGCGTACTTCCTCGAAGGTCCCTATAAGAACGTGCCCAGCTTCGGCCACGACACGGAAGCGGAGGCGTGGGACGCCCTTCTGGACTATTTGAAAAAGAATGAAGCGCAACACGGCCAAGCCGTCCCCGACGCGCCGTTCAAGGAGACCTGGCCCGACCTCGGCCTCAAGCAGCAGGTGCTGGAAACCGCCGCCGACCCGAACGCGGAATGGATCGGCTTCACGGGCGGCGGCACGCAGGCCGCGCGCTATGACCTGAGCAAGCAGATCAGCCGCGTGGAGTATTCGCCGAAGTCCGGCCCGCGGCTGGGGTCGGTACGCGCGTATGACTTGGACGGCAACCGCGTGCTGGAGAAGTTCGCGGAGCCCGGCGAGCTCCCGGACATCATCGGGAAAGAGGCGACGGAGAAGCTCCTCGCCGTGGGCCCGCGTGAGAGCGGATCGGGTCGTGGCGTCCACATCCTCGAAGGCCTCGACCTCCAGGTCGGCGGCGAAGGCATGCGCCACTTCTACGACCAGGTGCTCCCGAAGCGGCTGGAGAAGATCGTCAAGCCGTTCGGCGGGACCGTCGAGCGGGGCACGCTCGGGGGGCGCACGAAAGCGCAGATCGACGCGGAGATCGATGCGCTGCATCTGAACCCGCCGCCGGGAGACGCATACGGGCTGGAGGTAAATCGCCTTCAAACCTTACGCAACGCCGCTCCAGATGACGCGGCGATGTGGTTTGCGCGCCTCACGCCCGCGATGAAGGCGCGCATCCTGAAGGAAGGGCTCCCGCTCCTGAGCCTCCTCCCGCTCGGCGTGCTCGGGAACTACGGCCAGCAGCCCCAGGAGCCCGCGCGATGAGCCCCGCGTACCCCGGCTTCATCGGCGCAACCGACCGCGTGAGCGCGCGCACGGTCAACGCCGAGCGCACGATCAACTGGTACCCCGAAATCGCGACCGGCACGCCGAAGGCGAAGACGTGGCTCGCGCCGACGCCCGGCTGCGCGGCGCACGTCATCCTCGGCGGCGGGCCGGTGCGTGCGCTCTACTCGGAAGAAGACCGCTGCTGGGCCGTGGGCGGCTCGAGCTTCTTCGAGCTCTTCGCGGATGGGACGTTCACCTACGTCGGCGAGGTCGGCCTCGACGACTACAGCGCGACGATTAGCAGCAACGGCTCGGATGGGAACCAGCTGTTCATCACGAGCGCCGGGAACGGCTTCATCTTCGACCTGGTCGCGAACACGCTCACGCCGATTACCGCCCCCGATTTCCCGACGCCGGTCGCGATGGGCGCGTTCGTCGATGGCTACTTCCTCGCGCTGAAAACGAATACCGACCGCTTCCAGATCAGCGCGCTCGAGAACGGCTTGCTCTGGGACGCGCTCGACGTCGCGCTCGTGTCGCAGACGACCGGGATCATCCGCGCGCTCGTGCCGGTGCATCGCGAGGTGTGGCTGCTTGGGACCGCGATGACGACCGTCTGGGCCGACATCGGCGATCCGGATTTTCCGTTCGCGCCGATTCCGGGGGCGTACATCGAGCAGGGCATCGGCTCGCGCTTTGGGTGGACGCTGGTCGACAACTCGCTCTTCTGGCACGGGAACAACGAGGACGGCGGGCGCGTGGCGTATCGCGCCCAAGGGTATACGCCGCAGCGCATCAGCACGCACGCCGTCGAGCAGGCGTGGGCGGAAGTGTCGACGATGGAGGACGCGATCGCGTGGAGCTACCAGGACCGCGGGCATGCGTTCGCGTGCTGGTACATCCCGGGGGCCGAGACCAGCTGGTGCTACGACGTCGCGACGCAAAGCTGGCACGAGCGGGCGCTCTGGAACCCGGCTCAGTACGCTTGGGAGCCGCATCTCGCGCGCTGTCATACGTGGGTCTGGGAGAAGCATCTCGTCGGTGACCGGCAGAGCCCGGCCGTCTATCACCTCGACGCGGCGACGTTCACCGACGGGCGGATCGTGGAGCTGGTCCCGTAATGCCGCCCCCGACCAACATCAGCGCGGCGACGGCGATGGGGCTGACGATCCCGGCGAGTTTCACGCAGGACGTCTCGGGCGCGGCGCCCTCAGACTATGAGGTCTGGTACCGGTACACGGCGGTCGCGGGCGACTACATGATCCACTTCTTCGCGCAGCCGCCCCCGGCGAGCGTGTACTCGCCGATTCAGCACGTCTACTACGGGACGCCGGGCGCGCTGGTGGATTACCTCGGCGGGTTCTACATCATCGGGAAGCCCCTGCAGCTGCCGGTGACGGCCGG